AATCAAAAGAGAAAATATAAAGAATATCTCTTAACCAAAGATGGATTTATTCTTTACATGTTCAACATTCAGGGGCATAACAAGTTTAAAATGTCATACATAAATGAGTTCAATGATTTTTAAAGGGTTTGTAAAGGGGGTATAATTTTATACCCTGTTTTTTTAAAAAAAGTTCTTGACTTTTGTCGCGATACAGAGTATAATTGTGTCGAGATACAAGGAGAGTGATAAAGATGAATAAAAGCAGAGCAGATTATTTTAAAGAAAGGAGAAAAAAATTAAAAACATTTAGCGTTAATATCAATAAAGAATTAGCTGAAAAATTAGAAGCAAAATTGGAAGACCTGAAAAAGACTAAAACAAGTTGGTTAATTGAAAAGATAGAAGAAGAGATTAATAAGTAAAAAAACTCCCTTGTATGGAAACAAGAGAGTATATGATATAATTTATTCAACCAATAATATTATACTATATATTCTCTTAAAAATCAAAATATTTTAGGAGGAAAAATGGATAATTTAATTGTAAAAGAAGTATGTTTTAAAAACAAAAAAATTAGAGCCATTGAAGAAAATGGAAAAGTTTATGTAGTAGTGAAAGATATATGTGATAACTTAGGAATGAATGAGAATCAATTTAAAGCTCAAAGAGATAAATTAAATAGTGATGAGTTTTTAAAGGTAGGGAGAAAATTCTCCCCAGTTAATACAGGATTTGGAATTAAAGAAACTATGCTACTGGAACTTGACTACTTGCCAATCTGGTTGGCAAAAATAAATCCAGCGAGATTTAGTGATGAGTTGAAAAAGGAATTAATGGATTACCAGTTGAAAGCAAAAGATGTATTAGCTGATGCTTTTCTGGGAAAAAGAAGAATGTATCCAGAATTATTTTATGAAAGACAGAACAAAAGACTTCCAAGAGGGTTGCCGATTAGCCATTCAAAATTTCACAATAATGGAAAAGTGGTAATGCTGCTACAGGATTTGGCAAATGTTTTGGGTATAAGCGGATCGGCTATTTCACAAAAAATCTCAAACAAGACAGTTATTTCGGGGACAGATTTACTAAATTTCAAAAAGGAAAATCCAGAAGCTAAGAAAAGCACTTCCTGCTTGACTCTGATAGATAAAAACGATGCAGTTGAAATCTTGTCTAAAGTTAATAATATTTCTGATATTGAAAGAGAAGTTATTATTGAATATTTTGAACCTTATATGACTCTAGTGAAAACTAGCGAACATTGGGAAAGATTAAAATCAATGCAGAAAGGTGTAACCGAGTCAGGACTACAACTGTTTCAGGAAATGAAGAAACTGGATGAAAGCCTTAAAGTGCTACATGAAATTAAAAAAGATATTATAGGCAGAATGCAATTTATGAATTATGACATTCACGAATTAGAGAAATAATTAAATTTTACAAAGGTCACGATTATTAATTTAGTCGTGATTTTTTTATTATATAAATTTTTTAAGAAGAAAGGAGCAAAAGATGTCTTTTGTACTATTTAAAGCTGGGGATTACGGCAATAAGGGCAAATGGGATAATAAGCATTTGGCTAGTCTTATCAATAATAAGAAAGAGCTGGATATAATCCCTTATCATACAAGCGAGTTTACAAAACTTGGAGTATTGAGAAATGAAATTCCGGTTATTGGGAAGTTCAAAGATATAAATATTAAAGGCGATGAGATAGTTGCTGATAATGTTGAAATCTTTGACAGAAAAGAATTTAAGAACCGTAAGGTCGACAGGCTTTCTGTTGAGATTGAAAATGGGGAGATAACTCGTGTTGGTGCACTTCCTGTTGGGGTTGAACCTGCTGTCAGCAATAGCGGAAGTTTTGCTGATGGAGAGTTTTCTCAAGGATTTGAGATGGATTGGATTAATCAAAATAATATAATTGAATTTAGCGACGGTGGAAGTGCCGAAGGTAAAAATAATAATGGAGGGAAAGACGGAATGAATTTTGAAGATTTTTTGAAAAAATTGTTGGAAGCTGGAAGTGAAGACAAGATAAAAGCAGTCAATGAAGTATTGAAAACCTTGTCTGAAGAAGAATTGAAAAAAGTTGAGATTCCAAAAGATAAAGGGCCTGATAAAACTGAAGACGAAATTAGAGCGGAAGTTAAAAAAGAGTTTGCAAGGGAGCAGGAAATAAGAGAATTTATGTTGAAAAACTCCAATAAAATAACACCTGCCTTGAAAAAATTAGGTATTGAAGAATTTGTTAAACAATCTTTTGAAAATAATGACGGCGTTGTTGAATTTTCTGTAAACGGCAATAATCAATCAGTTAAGTCGAGCGATATTTTATCTAAACTGTTTGAAAACTTGCCAAGTTTTGGTGGGCATAAGCCGCTGGAGTTTGGCAGCGATGATGACGAAGTTTCGAGACAGCAGCAAATGATAGCCGATGAAATAGCAGGATATAAAGCTAGAAACAATATTAAATAAGGAGTGGTGGATGTGAAAAATAGAGTTAAATTTTATGGTGAAGATAAGAAAAAGGATATTGTGCTAAATGAGTTTTTTCCAAGAAAAACGGTTACGTTGGCACAAGGTGAAGTTATAAAATATGGTCAGGCGTTAGTTTATGATACAACTACTGGGAAATATAAGAAATACGATTCCAGCACACCTGGAGGTAAGTTGCCAAAAACTTTTTATGTCGGTGCGGATGAAGATGTGGATGCGACAACTGAAGATGTTAAGATACAAGTTGTAAGGGCTAGTGATATTGATGGAAAACTTGTTGTTGGAGTGACTGACACAGATTATGCGGCACTTGATAACCTGGATAAATACGGAATAAATGTAAGATTTGATAATATTGAAGCAAAATAACAGAGGAGATGATTATAGATGTTAAACGATATACAATTAAAATTAATGGCTTTATATGCGGTTGTAGAGCCAAAGGTGCAGACGCACTATCTGGACAGATTTGGAAATGCAAATCCTGAATATATGAGCGACAATGAAACTATTCTTTTAAAAGATTTGAATGATTACTTAGTTGAAGCAAGTATTATTGAGCGTGGAAGTGAAATTCCTTTCATAAAGGTAAATGGTATGGAAAGTATGGCAATTACGCCTGATATTGTGGCTGCTTCTTATGAATTAAAACCTATTATGAATGGTGGAACTGCTACCTTTATTAATGGTCAAATGGTTGATCCGCAAAAATATCAGGAAGACAGATTGCTTTTAAAATTGAAAAATGCGATGTTGAAAACTAAGGAAAAAATGGCTGCTAATGCTTTCTTGCAAGGGAAATATGTTCAAGCAAATTCTCAAACTGAAATTGATTTTAAGTTCAATAATCCGATTGCAAAAGATGCCAAGAAAATTAATAACTGGGTTACTTTTTTCTTTGACATAATTGATGACTATGAGAAAAAAAATGGGGTAATGCCAGACAGAATTGAATTAGGGAGAACTTTATTTGATAAGTTAATCAAAAACAATGAATTTATTGAAGTTGCAAAAGCCTATTCCAATTCAATTGGGCTATCTGCTGATGAAAAACAAGTTTATTTAGACTTGCTGGGACAAAGAATTTCTAAGTTGAGAACTGCTCAAGACTTTAGTGGCAGAGATATTGCAACTGACAATATGATTTATTTATCAAATGACAATGCCTTAGTTCCTGTATTTGCGGCACTTGAAGCGGTGGATGCAACAGGAAAACCTTTTGTATTTGTTGGACAGGAAATACTGGATGAAACAGCTGCCAATAAAGAAACTGCAAGAGCTAAAATGTTCTGCAAATCAGCATTTGCTCCAGTAGTTGCTATTAAAGATTTTATTGTCAGATATGAAATTTCTAATGTGGACAGCATCGCCATTGTTCCCAACTCAAAATAGGAAGTGATTGATTATGCTGGAAAAGGTGGGAGGGACTTCTGAAAATGGGGCTGCTCCTGAACTTGATGAAAAGTTGTTAGAAAAAATATCCTATATTCCTAAAGTCGTATCTATTGAAGTTTGCAGATATTCAAAAAGGACGGCTCAAGAATTTATTGATTATATAAATAATCAGCTTGTCCCGGATTGTAAAATTTTTGTAATGATTTTTATAGGTGATGAGAAATATAAATTTTTGGATTCTGAAACAAAAAGAGTATTGAATGAGCTTTATGTGGCTTGGAAAATATATGAAAGCCTAGAGAAAGAAAAAATTTCAGAAGATAAGAGAGATACACTCTATAAGCTACTGGAAAGTTTGAAAGGAAGTTCTGAAGATAGCAGCGGTTCAAGTCTTTTGAACGACAATAGATACGGACGGATTTATAGATTTTAGGAGCTGATGTGATGTTTGACATAGTGTTTAAAAAATTTAAGGAAGAGCTGGAAAAAGATTATCCTGATTATGCGTTTTATATAACAGATGACTTGGAAGCTGAGGATTTTGTGATAAACTCAGTAATTTGTGAAATAAACGGAATTACTGTGAAAAATGCTAAAGAATACAGTGCGATGCTAAATTTTTATATCATAAAGCCTAAAGTGCAGGATGACTTGGGGAACTTTATTTTACAGGCGCTGGATATTCAAAAGAAAATACAAGATTTAGATGAGAATAGGAGAATATTCTTTTCTGAAAAAATGAATTTACAATTTGGAGAACTGAAATCAGTAGAAGCAAAAGAAACTTTGAGAATATGTCTTATAACGGGGACATTTGATACAAGTTTTCCAATAAAATATGCGATTGACAATATGAAGGAATATAGTCCAGCTAAGAATATATATTTAAGTAAAAGGAGTGATGAATAATGAACGGAAGTCCAAAGTTTGTTTTGGAAATCGAAGAAAGAGCGGGAACTGCCATTGCCAGAAGTGAGCAAGGAGTCATAGGAGTAGTGCTGTTTGACAGTACAAAAGATGACAGGGATTACACTTTTAACAGCAGAGGGGATGTGCGACAGACAGACTGGAGTACTGAAAATTTTAACTTGTTAAAAGATTTGGCATTTGTTGGAAGCCCTTATAAAGTTATTGTTAAAAGAGTAAAGGAAGATGAAAGGGAATCAATAAAAATAACAGATGTCTTGAGCGATTTGGAAAGCAGAGTTGACAGTATAGTTATACCAAGTGCAACAGAAAGCGAGACAGATAATTTAATAAGCTACGCTAAAAGTAGACATAACACAGAATTGGGAAAATTGGCACTGGATTTTGACCAGGCCCACTTTTTTGTATTTGTTGCTTCGGATAAAGTGCCGGACCATCACGCAGTGGTAAATTGTGGCATAACAGGAGCAGTTGTGAATGGCCATTCATACAGTGATAAAGAATTTGCACTCGCTATTGCTAGTATGGAAGCGGGATGTCCTATTTCAAGAAGTATTACAAATATGAAAATGGGATTCTTGGAAAAATGTGATGTTCCAGCAGAACCAGGTAAAATAACTAAACAAGGAAAAATAGCAGTCAATGTGCAAAAAGATGACAGCGGAATCAGCTATTATGTGATTAATCGTGGAGTTACTTCATTTATAACGCCTGATACTACTAGACAGCGTAGATTCAGCAAGGTTAAAGTCGTAAGAAGTTTATTCACAATAATTGAGGATTTGAAAAAATCTTGGAATGATTATAAAGGTGCAAGATTAAATGGCTATTTAAATAAAATGGCTTTTTTAAATGCGGTCAATGCTTACACTCAAAGTCTTATGAATCAAGGTATATTAGACCCTGATTATTCAAATTCTTTTGATATTGATGTGGAGCGGCACAAGTTATATTTGATGACAGAAAAAGGTATATCGAAGGAAGAAGTGGATAAAATGAGTGAAGCTAAACTTCGTAGGATTAACACAGTTGATGTAGTTTATGCAAGATGTGATGAATTAATGCCGCTTGACTGTATGGAAGACTTTTTTGGAAAAGCTATAATTCAAAGTTAGGAAAGGAATGATAAGGAATGGATATATTTAAGGCAAATCAGGTAATCTCTGGCTCACATGGAACGCTTATGATTGATGGAGAAGTATTTGCGGAAGTATCTGAAGTGAAAATAGAGACTAAAATAGAGAGAAAAGAAGTTTGGCTCCCTGGAGGGCAGAAAGGTGAAAAGATTGTCGGTGCTAGCGGGGAGGGCACTATTAAAAGATATAAGTTAAACTCAAATTGGTTTAAGAAATTTACAAAATTAGCTAAGGGGAATGAAGTGTATTTTGAATTATATTTCCAAGTTGACGACCCTGATGTTGCAGGTGCTGAAGCAATTAGAATTACTGACTGCTGGAATAAGGACGGGTTTTCTATAGAAGCTAAGCGTGGGGAAGAAATGGACGAAGAATTGAAAATCGGTTATCTTCCAATAAATCTTAAAGCGGTTGAATTAATTTAGAAGGGAGAAATGATTCAATATGGATTTAAAGGAATTATTGAAAAGGCGTGAAGAAGCGAATAAAATTCGTGAAGAAAAATCATTGGTAGAATTTACTTTAGAAAGCTACAAAGATATTGTCTTTAAATTAAAAGTTCCTGACTTTAAAGCCTTTATAGAGCTTTGCGGTAAAATTGGAATTACGGATTTTACTATTTCAAAAAAAGAAATAGAACGAATATTTGCCGAAAAAATTACAAAATCAAATGCTGTTATTTGCGATTATCTATTTGATACTTTCGTGGAACCTAATTTTACAGATTTGGCAGGGGAGCTGATGGTGGAATTAAAAGCACAAAGCAGAGCAGGGATTATTAAAAGTTTTTTTACCGATAATGAGATTATGGAAATATTAATTTTAGTTATAAATAAACAGACCGCTCTTTTTGAAAGCAGTAAAAACCCAAATGTTGTAGAATTAAAAAAAAAATAAGTCAAAATATTTTTGATTCTGAACTTAATGCAATTATTTACTATATGCAAAAGGGCTGGACACCTGCTGATTTTAGCCAAATACATGACGGCTATATCTGGGATTATTACATAGCGGCTTATGAGATTTTACAGGAAAAAGAAAACGAGAGATTTTCCGAATACTCTAAAATGGGGGTGATGTTGTATGGCGGATAGTGGAAATGTCGTGGCTATGGAAGTCAAGGTCGACGGGATAGACGAAGCCATATCAAAATTCAGTTCACTTGCAAAAAGTTTCGGAGAATTGTCGCAGGCGGCTGAAACGGGTTCAGCTAGTAATGAAAAATTAGGAGAAAGTTTATCAAAAGCGGCGGATAGTGCCAATTCTTCAGGAGAAAAAGTAAAAAAACTAGGGGATGACGCACAAAAGACCGCAACAGATACAGAAAAACTTTCCAGCAATTCTAAAAAGGCTTCCGATGATGTGAAAAAACTGGGGGACGAAGCGGGAAAAAGTGGAGAGCAAATCAAGAAAGTAAAACCTGCTGCCGAGGGAACAGGAAATTCACTGATGAAAGCCTTTGGCGGTAAAGTAGCTTCGCTTATAAGTGCGATAGGCGGAAAACTTAAATTTTTAATAGAACCTTTGAAAAAAATAGGAAGTCTTGGAAAAAAGGCTTTTTCTTTTTTGACTGGAAGTCTTGGTGGAAGTATAGGGAGTTTTGCTACTAAATTAAAAAATATTGCGAAGGCATCGGCTGAAGCTGGTGCGAGTGGTGGCGGAGTAGGAGCGTTAGGTTCTGCATTAAGTGGAATTGCAGGACTTGCAACTGGTCCCGTTGGAGCAACTGTTGTTGCGATTGGTGCTCTTACTGCCGCAACAGCAGGTTTTGCTGTAAAAGCGGTACAAGCTTCAGGGAATTTTCAAAAAGGAATGAACATGGTTTACACGATGTTACCGAATGCTTCGCAGCAAACTAAAGATAAATTAAGCAAAGATGTATTGGATTTATCTCAAAAGTATGGACAAGCGGCTGATAATATTTCCGCTTCGATGTATCAGGCTTTATCCGCTGGGGTTGCGGCTAATGATGTTAAGGGATTTTTGGATGTAGCACAGCAAGCAACTATAGCATCTGGTCTGAATGATACAGCAATTGCCGTGGATGGTATAAGTTCGGTTGTAAACGCCTTTGGTGCTAAGAATATAAGTGCTAAAAAAGCAAGCGATTTAATGTTTACAGCGGTAAGAAAAGGTAAAACTACTTTTGGCGAAATGGCGAGCAGTATTGCCCAAGTTTCCCCTGTAGCAAGCAGCTTAGGAGTACAGTTTAGTGATTTGACCGCTGTAGTAGCAACTATGACAGCAAAAGGAACACCTACAAGTGAGACAATGACACAAATGAAGGCTGCATTTAGTGAATTTTCAAAAGGTTCGTCAAAGGCTTCTAAAGAATTTAAAGCCGCAACAGGTAAATCGTTTAAAGATTTTATAGCACAAGGTGGAAATTTGCAAACTGCTATGCAGGCACTGGACCAACATGCACAAAAAAGTGGTAAGAATATTAATGAATTTTTTGGAAGTGTTGAAGCAGGGTCATTTGCCTTGTCGGTTACTGGAAAAAATGCTAAAGATTTTGCAGAAAATATGAAAGAAATGCAAAACTCTGATGGCGCAACTGAACAGGCATTTAAACAGATGAATCAAGGAATAGGTCCGACAATGGATCGAATAAAATCTTCTATGGGTAGAGGAATGATAGAGGCAGGACAAGCGATAACTCCAATGGCAACACAAATAGTTCAAAGTTTTGAAGGGGCTCTTCCAGCAATAGGGACAGCTTTTTCGAGCATAGGGCAATCTTTTTTGCCTCTTATAAGTGGCTGGGCTAGTAGTATCAGTGGATTTTTTCAGACTATACAGTCAAACGGAAGTCAGTTTAGTGCAATGTTTCAAGGAATTGGCAACGTATTAACTGCTATATTTTCTGGAATTGGAGCTGGAATATCAATATTAGGAGCTGTTTTTAATGCAGTTTTTGCAGTTATCATTAATCTTTTTGGAAGTTTTGCAAGTGCGGCAGGACTTGCAGGGGAACAAGGAGAAACTTTTTCAGCTACTATATCAGGCGCATTTAGTACAATAGCTAGTGTAGTTGGGGGAGCCTTGCAATTCATAATGCCTCTTTTAGTTGGTTTGGCACAAATAATTGGTACTGTACTTGGAGGTGCAGTAAGAGCGATTACACAAACTTTTTTATTTTTTGGGAATGTTATTTCTAAAGTTGGTGGATTCTTTAAGAAGTTATTTGGAAAAGATGATGCACAAAAAGCTACCGAATCAATAAATGAAGTTAAAAAGGGTATGGAAGAATTGAATGCTGAAGCGGCAAAACCAGCGCAAAAACAAGTGGATATAAATGCACAAATTAATACTCAAATAGCACAAGCAGGGACTAACGCCCAGTCAGCAGGGATGTCGTTTCAACAAGTTCAACAACCTCCAGTATCCGCACAACCCCAAACTGTAAAACTTGATCCGGCAGCTAAAGTTTCAATTGACCCTGCTTTGCTTGCAAATACCCAAATGAAAATAGACCCAAGCGCATTCAATGAAATGCAGATGAAAGTTGATCCTAGTTCATTTGCGAATACTCAAATGAAAATAGATCCTGCGGCTTTTAATAATTTGCAGCAAGCAGTAAAACAAGTGAGTGCAGATATAAAAGGAAATCCGCTTGATACGACTAGAAACAGTATTTTAGGAGAAATTAAAGGACAAATTAACGCCTTGAAAGGTGAAATTTCTGCTACTAAAAGTGCGATTGTTGGAAAATTAGGAGAAGTTGTAGGAGCGGTAAGGGCTATTAAAATTAATGTTAATGTTCCCGCAGCTCCTAGTGGAGATGCGATAGCGAATAAAATTGCAGCAAGTTTGCAGAAAGGATAGGTTATGGGACTACTGGATTATAAAATATTTATTAAATTTGACGAGAATGTTGATTATAAGGAGCTGGAATTTTTAGGAAATAAATCATTTAACACAATGGATTTTTTATCCCAAAAACTTGGTGACAACAATTTCATTGAAAAAGCGAAAGGAATGTTAGCTAGTGGTTTGAATGATTTAAAAGGAAAAGTTGACAGTATAGCAGGTGGAAATGCCTTGTTTTCACAAATAAATAGTAAGATATCAGAATTAAAAGAATTTTATCTTTTTCCAGTTCCGCCTAGTGAGATGAAATTTAAAAGTATCGGTGGATGGGAAAGTATAGATACCGTAAATGGCATATTAAAACTTAAAAATAAGAAGAAATTACAGTCTCTAGCTTTTAGTTCTTTTATTCCGGAACAGAAATATAAATTTGCGGCACACCATTTGCTTGACCCGTTTACAACATTCCTGTTATTTAAATCACTGGAAATATCTGATAAGCCGATACGGATTATTTTAGTAGGGAAATTAGGGAAAGGGACTCTTAGTTCTATTTTAAATCCTGTTGACTTGAATTTTCTTGCAACTGTGAATAAATTTGAGTGCAGTTTTGACGCTATTGGAACACTAAATTTTGATATTGAGTTTGAAGAGTTTCCAGAGTTTTCGGATATAGAAGAAGCTGAGGCGGCTGAAGAAAAATTATTTTACAAGGTAAGTGGTAAAGATGAAAATAATAGTAACTGATCCGGACAGTAAAAGATATGATTTGACAAGCATTGTAAAAGATAATATTCAGTTATCAAGCAGTATCGACAATATTACAGCACAAATGGAGTTTGAACTCGCTTACAATTATAGGGAGGATATGCCATACCACACAATTGATTTGGATAAAGGAGCTTATTTTGTGGAACTTTATGACAATATGGAAACTCTGATATTTCAAGGAATAATTCCTAAAATTAGTGTGAACAGCAAGGCTCCTAAATTTACAGCTTATGATCCTGCTTTTTATATTTCAAGAATATCTGAAATCTTTCAATTTGATAATTTAGAAGCGGACAAATGTATAAAAAAGATGTTAAATGAATTTGATATGCCTGTTGGAACTATCGAACCCTGCAGCGTGAAAATTGATGAATATTATTACAAGGAAAGTATCGCCGATATTATTAAAAAAATAATAGAAACTATAAAAGAGGATTCCGAAGAAAATTGGTATTTTTATTTTGCAGATAATGCTTTTCATTTTGCTAAGCGAAATAGCGACAAATATTTAGACGGTAAAATACAGCCTAAGGAATATAAAATTTCTATTGGTGATGGATTTGTAAATATTTTTAATTTTATAAAAGATCCTAATTATTCAGTAAGTTTTGAAAATATGAGAAATAGTGTCATTGTCGTAGATGGAGATGATGAAAAAATGAATAAAGTCGATACAGCGAGAGATGAAGAAAATATCAAAAAATATGGATTGCTACAATATATGGTTAAACAAGAGAAGAACAATCAAGATAAGTCAGCTAAAAAAGGTAGAGGAAAGACCAAAAGCAATAAAACTGATAAAAAAGAGGACAAGAAAAATAATAAAAAAGCTGAAAAAACTAGGGTTAAAACTTCTAAACGAAATAAAGCAAGAGGTAAGAAGTAATGGCTAAAAACACAAAAAGGAATAAAAAAAGTAGCAAAAGTTCTAGTAAAAAAGATAATAAAGCTAATAAAAAATCTAGTAAAAGTGCAAAAGATAGTAAAAAATCGAAAAAGAAGCAAAAAGAGAAAAAACCTATAAAAGCTGTAAATGTTTTAAAAGAAAAAAATAAACTTGAGAAAACATTTACTTTGACAGTTCCTGGAGTACCAGTTTTAAGAGCAGGAGATTTAGTTAAGATTCCTAAAAATAGTACCGGTATTGCTGGAGTTTTTGAAGTTAAAAGTGTGAATCATAATTTTAGTCAAAAATACAGTTTTTACGGAATGGGGATATATTTTATGAGCTTAACTTTAAATTTAGTAGTAGACTTGGAAGAAAATGAAGGAGAAAGCGAGTGATTTTTATGGATAAAGAAATGTTGCAACCTGAAGAAGCAAAACATTCAGAACCTAATAAGGCATTTGATAATTTAGCTCGGATTTTAAGGAAAAATTTTGGCAATCCTGATTGGAATGGGCCTTTTTTGGGAAAAGTTGTAAAAGCACCTCCAAATTTAGAAGTTCAAATTGATGAAAGAATAATATTAAAGGCGGATAGAATTGTTGTAGCTTTTGAAAAAGTAGCAGGATATATAAGAGAATTTGAAGTTGAAGGGAATATTGAAATAGATGTGACTGATAGTGAAAACACGGATTCTGGTGGAAACACACATAATAAGATAGCAGCAAAAGGGACATATAAAGCTAGTGGAACAAATAAGTGGACTGATGAGTTAAAAGTTGGGGATGAAGTCATCTTAAATGAATTTAAAAATCAGAAAAAGTTTTATTTGGTAGACAAGGCTTATTATTATAATAAGGCAGGTGGATAAGATGTTACCTAATTCAGCGATTACAGCTCTTGATATATATTCTAGTACCAAAAATTTGGAATATGACAATTCTGAAGTTTATTTTGATTTGAAGTGGGACTTTAAAAAAGGTGACTTTGTTTATGAAAAAGGAACCCCGGTTCTTTTAACAACAAAAAAGGAAATTGTCAAACAATGGGTTATTAAATGTTTGATTGTTACTAAAAATGCTTGGAGAGTGTACTATAAGGATATATTTCCATTTGGTGTAGGAATTAACAAGTACAAAGGCATAAATCCCCTGTATCAAGATTATGCTCAAAGTGAGATTAAAAGAGAGATAATATCTGCATTGAAAGAACACGATTATATAAAATCAATTATAAATTATTATTCTGAATTTAAAGAAGATAAACTAAGTTTTGAGTTCGATATAGTGTTAAAAGGCGGAGAAAAAGAAATGCTCAACATTTCTGAAACAGTTGAATTTAAAGATTTTTAATCGGAAGAAGGTGAAGAAATGGTAACTAGAAAAGATATAGATGTCTATGAAAATGATATAAACAGTTTAGTATCGGATATATTTAATGGTGAATTTATGATTAAGTATAGTGACACCGCTGGAAGTTTTACGGCAGATATTGTGAGAGCATTTTCCACAGAATTAATTGTGCAGCAGAAGTTATATGATGAAATGTCAAAAAATTACAGCATTGATACAGCTGAAGGTATTTATCTTGATAGCATTTGTAAAGAAGACTATATCTTTAGGAAAAAAGCAACTATGGCGACTGGAACAGTTAGAATTTATGGGACAAGTGGTACATTGATTCAAAAAGGAATGATAGTAGCAAGTAATAATTGCACATACACTATTGCTGAATCAAAAATAATAGCATACAAAGAAACTGGAATAGTTGGATATAGCGATGTTAATGTTGTTGCAAATATTGCTGGAGAAATTGGTAATTGCGGAATTGGAGAAATAAATAAATTTTCTGAAAATTATGCAGGACTTGAAAGAGTGGAAAATCTTAGTAATATTTCAAACGGATCAGATGAGGAAAATGACGCAGAACTGCGGGAACGTAGGAGAAAAATATTGTCTAATCCGAGTGTGAATTATAATGCAAATATGATTGAGGAAATGATATTAAACAATTTTGAAAATATTAAAAAATTAAGAATAATTCCGAGATGGAATGGTAAAGGGACAGCTAAAATTATTGGAATTGGAAAATTGAATATAAAGCTAAAAGATGAAGAACTGAATGCAATAAAAACCTATTTGGACAATGAAATTATAACAGATGCCGAATTTACTATAAAGACAATCAAGAAAAAAAGTATAAATCTTACGTTTGAGGCTGTATTAAATAAGGAATATAACGAAGAAAGTGCAATTGAACTTACAAAAAACACCTTAAATCAAGTATTTTTGGATAAATTATTTGAAGAAAATAGAATTTATTATACTGAAATAATTGATAAATTGTTGGAAGTAAAAGCGTTTAAGAAAATATCAAATATAGATATCAACAATACTAAAGAAGATATTTTGTTAGATAATGAAGATTTGGTAAGTGTCTTGAACGTAACATTAAAAACTTTAGATTAGGAGGAGAAAAATGAGTGGATTTACAATAGATGCAAAGGCAAAAATATTGAACAATTTATTTGAAGGTAAAACATATTATGCTGGACTTTTAACAGCTATCACGGCAGGAGTAAACGGAGAAGAGAATGCTACAGAACTTGTATCAGCTTCATATGCTAGAAGAGCTATAAACTTTGCTTCAACTTCATCAAATGAAACAAGTAATACAGCTTCTGTAAAATTTCCTGAAGCAAGAGAAGATTGGGGACGTATCATGGGAATCGGAATATATGATTCATTGACTGGTGGAAATTTAATAAATTTTGCTACTTTTGATGCAAGAGATGAAGTAATAGTTTATGCTTTAATGCAATATGAAATAGCAAAGAATTTTTATGTAATAGGATTTAGAAACTAATGGTTAAAAACGTACATCAAAAGTCAATTGAATATATAAAAGATAATTTTAACATAAATGAATTATCAAATTTCTATGTAAAAGATTTTGTAAATGATGGTAGAAATGATGATTTTGCTTTGATTAAAAGCAATCCTAAAGTAGCAAATTTTGTGAAACATACGAATAAATTATCTGAAATGACGGCATCAGAATTATTAAATTATAAAGTCAGTGATTTTTCATTTTTCGTTGGATTAGATGATTATGTAAACTTTACACAAAAAATTACTGAAAAAAAGTTCCCGTTAATTTTTTCATACGACAATGATTATGCTGATGTTATATACAATCTTGCTAAAAATGATTACTACAACAGTATGATAAATTCCCTTCCGGGAATATTCAGAAATTCAAATCTTATACAAGATGTATTTCATTTTGCGGATCTTGAATTAAAATCACTGGAATTTATAATTGGAACATTAGTAAAAAACAGAAGATTTATAACGGCAAGAAATGAAGTTTTAGAAGATTTTGAAGAACATTATAAATTAATATCAAGTAAAAATTTATCAACAGTTTTTAAAATAAACAGAATCATTTCAAAACGTATTTTAAGGCGTGCAACTACTTTACAGAATTTCAAAGATACAATGAAACTATATTTTATCTATAACGACAATGTAACAATAACGAATGATAAAAATAATTTTCAGTACATTGTAGATTTTCGTTCTAGCACTGTAGATAAAGAATATTTAGATTACTGGCTGGAATTGATTTATGAAGTTATACCAATCTGGTACGACATAAAAATTGTATATTAAATGAAGGGAGAAAAAATGAAACAAACAACACTAGATTTAATAAAAAATATAAATGAAAATACCTTTATACCTGTGGCTACTCAAAACGAATTATTTGAACTGTTTCAATTAGATACAGTTGCTGATTTAAGAAAAGTTTCAAGGAATTTTATGAAATTATATGAACTATTGGAGCATTTGGATAATCAAACTTCTAGTGCAACGAGTGAAAAAAAAGGGATCGTAAAGCTTGGGACAGAAACAGGCACAGCCCTCGAAGGCAACCGCTTAGCGGAAATTCTGGGGCTAGAATTTGGAGGAAACATTCAAGATACAGGAAATAAGGTTAAAGGGAAATTTTACTTTGATAACGTTACCAAGTTTTATTACGAATGTATCGCAGACACTAATTTAACGTACAATGACGTATCGAAATTCAGAGCAATAAGTAATAAGCCAATTTCAGACAAAGTAGAAAATTTGTTCAGTTCTGAAAATACTTACTTCCGAATAGGAAGTATGATAATCCAATGCGGAAGAAACGAAGTCCCGAATGGATCTGGAGAAGAGGGGACAAGATTCAGGTTTCCAAAACCTTTCAAAAACTCCTGCCTTGCAATTACAGCTAATGATGTAGGAGGGGGAGCAAGGTCAGTTGCTGTAAGCCCTGCCTCAAACTCGGAGTTCAAGGCTTGGGCGAGGTTCGGGAAAGATTTTTCAGGAAGCATCTTCTGCTGGATTGCAATAGGATTCTGATAAAATCGCTGGAACAAAAATAATAAATGACAAGGAGGAAAACACAAATGAACATTGTAATTTACGACAGGAAAAGCCTTGAAATAATAGCGAGACCAGTTATTACTAATTTAGAAGATTTCAAAAGCAATCCCGATTTGTTTTATCCAGACTGGAATGCGGAAAAGCACATTTGGAGTAAAACGGAATACCAGAATCCAGTTTTCGAGAATGGAAATTTGAGGGAGTCAACAAAAGAGGAGCTTTACAAGGCTGGAAAATACACTCTTGCTGAAAACGAGCTGATAGAGAACGGAGAAATCAAGACAGCTGAATTATCTGAGTTTGAATATATAGAAAACAATCAGATAAAGTATAGAAAAGAAGAAAAGATCGGGAAACTGAAACAGGAGCTTTACGAATTAAGAATTGAGAGGGAGAAGAAGCCTTTCGAGTTTGAAGTGAGAGGGACAAAGTATTTACAGGGCAACAGGACGATAGACCAGTCCAACATAACCAAGATACTGTTCAGCCTAGTTCTTAGCTTTATTCTCGGATTAATGGGGAAAATAGCAAAAGGGCAGAAATTGGATTTCTCACAAGTTATGACTGATTTAATGGCGACAGAGTACAGCAACTGGAAATTCTACACCGAGGACGGATCAGAAAAATATGTAAATGTAAGCGTTCAGAAATTCATAGAAATGTCTGAAATAATGAGAAAGCATACAACAGCCTCAATGGTTGCTGAAACAACATTATCACATAGTCTTTTAAATAAATCTATAGAAGAACTGAAAACGTTTAATGCAGAAGCTGAATACAACAAACTTTTTGAAAACGAAATAAAGCAAAATTAGGAGGTATTTTATGCAGCTTGAAAGAGATAAGCTTTATATATCATTTCACAAGCCAAAAAGCCTGATTGGATTTCTAATATCACTAAGGACATTAGGGAAATATAGCCATTGCGAATTTATCTATAACGACTATGTGTATCTCAGCAATCCAGGAGGGGTACGGATAAAGCCTTTTGTCTATAAGGGAAATATGGATATTTTTGAATTGGATAGCCATATTGAAATCCCTGTTGTGTTAAAAGAGTTCATGAAACTGAAAGGCAAGGGCTACGATTATGGTGCAATATTCTTTAGCCAGTTGCTGGAGCTGGGAATTGAGCATAAGGACAGATACTTCTGTTCGGAGCTGTGCCTGCATCTGATTAACAAGGGACTGGACGAGAGCCTGACGTACAATTTAAAGACATTAAGGGCTAGCGAGTTTAGTCCAGCCAAATTATACAAATATTTAAAAGATATGGAATTGCTGGGAAGGAAGGCGGAATGAAAATGGATATAAGGAATTTAATTGGAATCGAAATTATGGAGCAAGGAAAACTATTAAAAGTAACAGATGCCATGCTTGAAGGGGATAATATTGTTCTGATAACTGAAACAGTAGAGAAAGCTAAGAAAGATATAAAAGAAACTAAAAAAGGGAAGTGATTTAAATGGACAGATTTGAAAGGATTTTTAGCTTCACGTTAGCTGTCGAGGGTGGTTATACTAACGACAAGAATGACAAGGGTGGAGAAACAACTTGGGGAATTACAAAAGAGGAAGCAAGAAGAAATGGTTATTGTGGTTCTATGAAAGATTTGACGAAAGAGTTTGCAAAGAAAATATTGGAAAAAGACTATTACCTGAAAAATCGTTTGAATGAAATAAAAAACGATAAGGTCGCATTGTCAATATGTGACTGGAGTTTTAACTCAGGAAAATGGGCAACTAAAAAGGCACAGGTAACGTTAAACAGGTATTTTGGCTATAATCTAGTTGTGGATGGTATTTTTGGAAGCAAGACTATAAAAGCCTTGAATGAAGTGGAAGAACAAGGAAAATCAGCAGAATTTCTGAGAGATTACCATAGCATACAGAGAAAATTTTATCATTCTATAGTTGAATATAATTCAACTCAGAAAG